AGAATTCCAAAGCTGAAGCTCATCAAGTCGTCTTCGTGGAACTTCTGTTGCCTTAAAACCCCGTTGAATAAACGCGCTAATAGGGAGGCGATAAAATACTGCACCACTCTCCATAATACAGTGGAAGAGTATAGCACGCCCAGTGATAGCTGACAGGCCAAATATAATACAGTCTTCAACTTCCCCATGATGTTTTTTAAGATCATATAAATATTCTCTTCTTATTTGAGCATAAGTTGGAGGTATGTTTGCGTTTAAATATGCCATAAATCATTTAACTTTTCCCCAATTAATACCATTTTTATAATTAACTTTGTTTTTAATTAATAAGGGAATTGCCTCCTCCATAGTTTTTTTAATTAATTTAGCTTGTTTATCATCTTTTATAGAAATACACAATTCATCATGAATCTGTATGTGAGGTAAAATGCCCTGCTCATATAAATCTACCATGGCCTGTTTTGTCATGTCAGCAGCTGAACCTTGAACTAATCTATTCAAAGCTTTGTATGTAAATGCTGGAGTATAGTAGTAATGAAAGTTTTTTAATTCTGGATCTGCCTTCCTTTCTTCATCTACAAGTTCTGCTTTATAAGCTGTGACAGCTTCCTCATATGTAAGAAGTGGAACGGTATCAAATTTACGTATTTTGTTATTCCATTTTTTATTTGTAGTTTCCCATTTGTCAAATCTACAAAATCTATCTCCTAAAGTAAACAAAAGCCCCTGTAATTTAGCAAACTCAATTAATTCCTCTGAAAGTTTTTTTACAAAGGGAACGTACTCATGATATCTTTTAAAAAGATCTTGAGCTTCAAATCTATCTAATCCTAATTCGGCTTGTAATTTAAATTTACCCATACCATAAAATAATCCAAGATTAATAGTCTTAGCTTGTGTTCTTGAAATTTTTGCCATATTTGCTACCACTTGATGAAAATCAGAATCCTCATCTTCTTCATAAGATTTTTTAATTTTATAAATACTATTTATTATATCTGTGTAATAAGGGTTTTTAAGTTTTTCTGGAACATCTTCTTGTAGAAACTCAGGATCATTTGTTAAAATTTTTATTGCATAATGTACAACGATCCGTGGTTCTTGTTGCGAGTAATCAAAACTTCCCCACTTGCACCCTTCTTCAGGTAAAAACATTTCTCTCATTTTTTTACCAAAAAATCCTTTTGATGGTATTTGTTGTAAATTAGGATTAGACATAGAAAATCTTCCTGTAATTGTACCACCTTGATCAGATCTAATTTGATTTATATCTGCATGTATTCTACCTTCATGTACATAACTTAATAGACCTTCTACAAAAGTATTTAAATTTTTATCTGCTTCTCTAGCTTTTGCTACCATTCTTAACAAAGGTTCTTTGTGTTTTATTAAATAATCTTTTGGAAGTTTAGGCATTTTAGATTTAGCTGTTATTTGATAGTCATCTACTTTTAAAAAATGTAACAACTCTTTAATGGAAGACGCTGCCCAAAGCTGTATATCTATCCCTGTTTTATTTTTTATAATTTTTATTATTTTATTTTTTCTACGAATCAAAAAACCCTTGAATTCATTAGCTTTTTGGACATCTATTTTAACTCCTTTGAATTTCATGTCAACCAAACAAGGAAATAATTTTGTTTCTAAATCAAAAATATTTTGCAAGCTTTTTTGTTTCTCTTCATATATAATTTCTTTTAATTTTTTTTCAAAAATATTCCACAGTCTTAAAGTTAAACTAACATCTTGTTCAGCATAATCTTTTACTAAACTATAAGGAAGTTTATGCATATTAGACATAGGGTCTTTTATTCCATGATCAGATAAAGATCGTTCTGTTAAGTCCCATTTGTATTTTGTATCTTGTAAATAATCTTTACTAATTGCATCTAAAGAATACTTCATTCTATTTTCATCAATAACTGATGCTGCAATCATAGTATCTAATAAAGGTCCTTTAGGCATTTTCCCTGTTGCAGATCTTATCCAACATACATCGTACATTGCATTGTGAAATACTTTTTTTATCTTTTCATTTTGAAAAATTAAATTGTTTAATTTAAACCAAGTTTCTTTTGGATCTAAATTAGATGTCATCGCATGTTGTATTGGAAAATATAAAGTTTGTTTATGTGTAGCTACTGCTATACCAGTAACAAAACCATTTTTCACTACAGCTCCAGATCCTTTTTTCTTTAAATCTGGATCATAAGTTTCTAAGTCAATGGCAACAGTATCGATTCCTTTTAAATCAAGATCTTCAATCTCTGGTACAGTGCACATTATTTATAATCTCTCTCTATTATCATTTCTATGTAATGCATAGCTTTCTCAAGATCTTCTTTCCCATTTTTTTGAGAATGCCTACATATGTACTTTATAGCATTACCCTCCGCAAAAAGCAACTTGTTGTCATTTACAAACTTACTTGGTTGAATCGCAAACTTTTTATAGTGAGATCCCGCAATTTGTTTATCGTACGTACTCATTTTTTCTTCCTAGCTCCCTTCCTGTTTGTGTCCTTAAAACCCATAAATCGTTCTTACCCCTGCTACACCCCACATATGCTAGATAAAGCTGCTCAAAATAGGGCTCAGGCCTTGTAATCGATAGATCTATGATGACATTATCTCTAGTAATACCCTTTACTGTATGAAAATTACCATATTCTATCTTAGCTTTTTGGTTTAAGTTGTTGTTATTAATTATGTTCCTTATGTACAAGACTTTTTCTTTAAATTTTTCTTGTGCTTCTTCTCCTTTTACTTTCTTACAAAGTTTATAAAAGTCTGTAGTAACAGCAATCGAAGAAGATAAATAACCTAAATTAACAAATTCTTGAAAAGTATAGTTTTTGTTAATCATTTTTTTAAAAATTCTAGAATCTTTTAGTTTAAAATCTTTATCCATGTGCTTCCAATAACATTTAATTTGATCCAAAGATTGTGAAACTCCTTTTAAAAATAAAGGCCAAGAATAATGACAGTTGATTTCTGCATCAGATACTTTTTGATAACCCCCTACAAGAGAGTATTTAAATCCATATTTATGTAAAAAAGGCATTATCCATTGTTTTGATTTTTCTGTTCTAAAAGTAAATAAAAAAGATTCATCGCTATTATTTATTTTACTTAATAAATTATTTAACTCTTCTGAGCCTTGTAAATTTGGTAGCATACTTACACTGCCTTTTACTTTTGTTGGAGACCAAACTCTTTTATAATCGTAGTGATCCCAAATAGGTTTTATTATTTTTTTACAATATTTATTTATAGCTTCACTACATCTAAAACCGTTTTCTAATTCTACATAAGGAGTCCTAGCTAATGTTTCAAACAACTCTGGATTAGATCCAGAAAATTTAAAAATAGTTTGATTAGGGTCACCTACAAAATATAAATGACCGTCCTTAATATGCTCTGACATTTTTTCAATAGCTGTTAATTGAGGAACATTACTATCTTGGGCTTCATCTACTATTAAAGCGTCTATGATGTGAGGTTTTTTACTTCTATTAAAACTATCTATCATATCATTATAGTCTTGAATTAAGTTCTCTTCTTTCCATTTTTCATAATCTTTTTTAATTTTAAGTATTTGATGGTTGTTATAAGGTTTATAAGCTTCCAAAGGAGCTTCTGTAGTGTTCCAATGCTCTGTTATAGTTAAACCACGTCCGTGTGCTTCGCTGATACATCTAAAGACAGGATGCTTTTTTAAAGGATCTTTTATTTTTTGAGCTCCTTTTGCTAAATTCATTAAAGGAATTAATTTAAGTAATTCAGCATAATCTGTAGTTTTACTAAATACTTCTCTTCTAGATCCTACAGCTGCTTTACAATACGCATGTATTGTACGCACTCTTTTTTCTAAAAAATCATCCACATCTTCTTGAATAATAGAATCATTTTTTATTTCGTCTAAATTTTTTATAGCTTCTCTTAATTCTTTAGTTGCAACATTAGTATGAGATAAAAGTATAAGTTTATCTGCACCATATAATTTATACAACTCTTTATATTTTTTTAAGATCCACATGTGAGTTTTCCCTGTGCCTGGCGGACCAACTACAAATCTAATCTTCGATTGCGTCTGCTTCGAAATCAATTTCTTTTACCTCTCCCCCTTCTATGTATTCACCTTCAATTGTTATTTGTTCACGTGGTAAATCCCATTTATCTATTTTCCAAGATACGCAAGATTTCCCATCAACTTTACCCCTGTTTTTATTAGCTTTAAGTATTCTTGTAACTTTACGTACAAGATCAATACGTTTCATTGTTATTCTTTTTGAATCTAAAAAATCTTCAAAAGCCCCTAAATTAAATTCTAAAGACTCTTTTTTAATATCATAAAATGGTAATTGAAATTCTAATAAATTTTTCTTTTCAGTGAAAGCTGATTTAGATGCAATATAATGTTTAAAATGTTTAATAAATATTAAATCTTCACTTGCCTCTTCTATATAATTATCTGACTTTCTTCTTGTTTCAAATTTCATTTTCATAATTTTTTCAAAATCAACAGGTTTCATTTTTGGAATCCAAACCTGTGCCTGTCTCATAACTTCATCATAAAAAAATGATTGCTTCATTAAAGTTGGACCATCTACTTCAATTAAAACTTTTGTTTTAACTCCATCTCTAGTGCCATTTACTTCTATTTCATATCTGTCAGGGCCATATTCAATAATATCTCCAATAGCTTCTTGTCCTTCTACAGCTTCACTAGTAATACCAATCCAACTAAATAATAATTGAATAGTTTTAACTGTACAGTCTCCACCTACTGATGATGCAATTGTTGGCATGCCTAATTTTCGATTTGATTTAGTATGTGTTGTTCCTTTTTTACTTCTATCTTGTGGTCTATCATCTAAAGCCTCAACGGAAATTCTATAAATAAAACTATCTATTTCATCTAAAGTCCATTTAGTATGACTTAAAAGAACTCCAGCTATTGCTGTACAATAATTATCTCTGTCTCCTTTTTCAGGATATAAAATACAAAGAGCAGTTGATAAAGCTATTTTACCAACATCCAATTTTAAATTACCAGAGTATTCTTGTATTCCTTCATAATGTTCCCATTCAATAGTTTCATTGTTTAAATGATATTCACTTTCAGGAACTAAAGTATACTGTTTAATATCATGTCTTAATTCACAAAGAGTATTCCCATGAGAAAAGTCTTTAGTATAATTACTTAACTCTTTCGGTAATATAAATTTTAAAGGTTCAACAGAACCTGTCCAAAGGTAATGACTTGTTGGACTATTTTTTCTTCCAAATATTGCACTACACCCTTTAAGGTAATCACTTGTAAATCTTTTTATTAAATGATTGTCTACATCAAAATCAATATACTTATCTAAACGTAAAGCCATTTGTCGGCCTAAATGCTCTGCTTTCCATTCTTCTTTTGAAAGTTTAAAACTTAAGTCACTCCACTTTGCAAGTATAGATTTCTTTTTATCACAGGGTATAATTACGTGTCCGGAATCTATCCAGTCTTCATAATTTCTAGGTGCTTTATCATTTACTTTCATATATTCAACACAACTTTAAAAGGGCCGATTCAGTCTCCCTAGTCGGCCCCCTTATTTTCCTACGCAGGAACTATAAATTTAAAGTCTTCTTTGTTTTAGACTGTTCAGGCGTATCAGTTTCATGTTTAGCTTGAACTGCACCTTTAGATACACTAGCTGCAAAGTTTTTTGCTATTTCATAAACGCCTTTGTCTTTAACAGGACCTACTGTAGATACATCCCAACCAAACCAAGTTCCTTTGTCATTAGACATTTGAACTGTTTTTAGTTTATAAATGTGGCTATATGTAGGCGGTGTGAATAAGCCATTCTTACCTTGTAGCTTAAGTCCCATCATCATTGAATTCCATTTACGACTAATTTTTAATTGAGTCGATTTCATAGAAATCAAAGCTGTTGTTGGACTCTTACCCAATAACAC